AATTCTTTTTCGGTAAATGTAATAGTAGATGGTGCTAGTTGATTTGTTTCATTACCATCTATAACAATCATTCCATCTTTTGGAGTTGATGAAATTGCAACATTTACAAATAAACTTTGACTTTCAGATATAGGAGTTGTAGGGGGAACGTATACAGTTCCACCACCCCCACCGCCACCAACATCATTAACGAAGTTGTCCAGGCCGTTCATATTTACATTACCATCTAATCTATTTATTTCTTCTATTGCCATTTAATTATAATCCTCGTCTATAAATATAGCTTATTTAATATTGTTACTTTACTACCTTATATTTTGGTATTGATTATCGTTAGTATCCATATAGTTTCCACCATATCCATAGTCTCTAAAATTATTTGCAGTTTCTCCACCTGAACTTCCACCACTACTTCCTCCATATGATACGGTCGGTTGATAATTTGTAGGAGCTCCACAATCACCAACTTTAGTAACTGTCCAATTTGGTCCACCGACCGTTATAGTTCCTTCGGCAGCACATAATGTAACGGAACGACCTGGTTCTAATGATGGACCAGTTTGTGGTTGACCTGCTGAATTTTTATATTGGAATGAATTTGTAAATCCACTTCCGTATGATGCACCATTATAGTTTTGATTTTGATTTGCTTCATGCGAACCATTATAAATTGTATATGAGAATAATTTTAATTCCACTTTTTGTTTTGGTACTTCTCTTACATCTCCACTAAATTCAGGTGTACCTTGATATGTGATAGTTAATGCATCATATTCTCTACCAAATACATTTGTAGGTTTTTTACCATCTTTATCAGTAAATGTTATACCACCATTATCTGACCAAACATAGAATGTTTTAGTTGTTGTTTGTGGTTTATCCGCATATCTACAAGAACCATCATCCTCTGTTGCGTTTGGATTGTAGTTTAGTGAATTCGGGTCCATACATCCTCTAACCTTTTGAATTGGGTTTGCATCTTGTATAGGTCTATAAACACAACTACCATCATTCTCTACTGCAAGAGGGTTATAATTTAATGCATTAGGGTCAGTACAACCTCTAACTACACCTTGTCTATTTCCAATTTCAGTTGAAACGTTTTGATTGTTACTAAGAATTGATTTTAATATTTGTTTAGTTTCATCTAATGTAATTTGTTCGTCTTTAGAAAGTATATTATCTTCTTGAATATTTCTTTTTGGTAAATAATATTCGATAATTTCTATCAAAGATTGTAATATCGTTTGTTTAATTCTTTCGATTGATAATTCAACTGGCATTGGTGATGATAATGGTTTACCATAAGTTACTGATTTTATTGACCAATCCCTATTTTGAATATAATATTTTGTACTTTCAACTAATTTAGTTTTTATTACATTTATAAATTCTTCCCAATTTATAATATTAAATTCTTTTTGTATAAGTTTTACATAAGTTTCACCTTGCTGGATTGTTCCCTTTTGTGAAACAAACTTTTGTAAGATATTTTCTACTTTAAGACTTTCAATAAAAGGTTCTATGAAATAAACAGTATCATCTCTAAACTCACCTTCTTTTAAAAAAATATTTACACGAGTATCTAAATCATCAATTACTTTACCATCTTTATCTTTTAAAGGTAAGACACGAATTTCAGTACGAGATGGTGAAATTTCATGTATCCATAACTTATCTTTATCTACACTCGCAGAACCTGCTCTTCTATTCAAAAGTGTAGTTTGAGTTTTGAATATACCATTTGCATATCCTGCATCTCTAACTAACTTTTCAGTATCTATTATATATTCTTTAGCACCATTTGTTTTTTTGTTAGATTTATTTTCACTAAAAATAAAATATTTTGAAATATTTACATCGTCCAAAAATATGTATCTAACTTTATCTCCACTTTCACCTTGTGGCAATACATTATCACTTGCATCATATAATACAAATTCAATAGTATCTGCAGTTCCAAGTCCAAAGTAGGATTTTGCAACTTCTTGTTCAAAAATTGCTCTATCTTTACTATCAACTTTGTAGCCCTTTTTATCAACTACTTCTTTAAATTGAGTTATTGCCATGCTACGTTTCTTTTACTCATCGTTTTATTATATACATAATAACAATATTGTTTACCAATATTGTGAATTATTTTACCCATCCAATTATCTTTTGGTAATTCACCCATCTCATAAGCCATATGTTCTGTCCACGGTCTAACTACTTTGTAAATCCATTTTGTATGTTGTGGTTTTTGTTTCATAAACTTCACCACATTTTTAGCCCACATCATATATCCTAATACTAATTGAGGGTCTTTCTCCCACATCATATTACCATATCTCTCATCTGCATCCCATATGTGTTCTGGTAAATATCCTTGAATATATAATTCATTACAAATGATTTTCTTCTTTTTCGTATTAGCCAATTCTGCTTGAGTTTTTGCTGCCTGTGCTGCTGAAGCTGCTGCCTGTGCTTGTGAAGCCTCAATTTGTGCAGATGCTAATAATTGTTGAGCATTTGTTACTTGGTTTTGTAAATCAATTGTTCTTGTCAGTGCCGATTGTAATTGAGTTTCTAATTGTTTTTGTAATTCAGTAAACGTTTGTTTCTCAGCCTGTAAACCTCTAAGTTGTGCTTCTAGTGAAACTCTTTCAATACCTTCTCTAATACCTTTACTCAATGCATTCTGAAAATCTTGTACTAAGGTTACATATTTTTCATTAGTAATATCTAATTCATTTTCAGCAGATGCACGTAATAAACGTTCAACATCAATTTGAGTTATTAGATTATTATTTTCAGTAGTTAAACGTTGTATCTCTGCAGTTGCATCACTTAACTCTTTATCTAAATTTCTAACTTGGCCTAAACTACCACTATATAATCCTTCTAATCTATCGTATGTTTTTTGAGGAACTACTTTTGGTTGTTCTTTTGGTGTTTGTGGTATAAGTTCATCAACTACAACATCAACTGCTTTTTTCAGTTCTTCTTCGTTGTATTTTGGTTTTTCTACATAACCACTGGTTTCACCATCAAAATCTTCATTTATTGGTTTGGCATAAAAAGTATGATTACCTGAACTATTTTGTGAGGTAATAACTGCAGAACCACTTGATATTAATTCTGATACTCTAAATTCGTTTTGTAATGACATATATTATTTTTCCACTAAAAAGGTTAAATCTTTATCTGAAAAATATTCGATTTCACCATCTCTATCAATTTTTATTTCGATGTAATATTCTCTATTAGTTTCCCAATTCGTTAAATTTACCTTAAAGTAATTACCATTTGAATCACAACTAACTTTTGTGTAATCACCAAATGGAACAACCACTTCATCCGTAACTACATCTTTAATTTGATAATAAGTTGTAGCAGGTAAATACTTTACATCATTATATGAATAAAGATTGGTATATGTTTTAAGTGGATACTTTTCTCTTGCAAACACTCTTATCTCTGGTTTACTATTTACTTTGTATCTAGCTTTTAATCTCTTAAATGTTACATGAATATCATCACTTGTCAATTCAGTTAGTGAACCAGTTGTAAATGTCGAATCATCCCATCCAATTCTTAGTTTTGGTTGATATATGGTATTTGTTTCTTTTGAAAAGAATTTTAATTGTCCATAATCTAACGTATCATTTTCTAATGAAGATGCATGTTTTAATATCATACCCTCATTTGGAAAACTACCACTTAACCAAGCTGAAACTAATGGAATAATATTCATCTCAATATCAGAACTTTGGTAATTAAACGATTGTGATGCGTAAGAACCAGTGTACCAAACACCACCCTTTCCAGTCAATGAACCAGTTGTTTGTGGATTTAAACTACCAGAATTTTCTAACCAATCATTTTCCGTACTTCTATAATTCCAAGTTACACCATCAATTGAAATATCATCAAAACGAGTTCCTATACCCATATCCCAACTTTGAGATATTGCGTATGCATAAATGGTATAATCTATTGGTATTTCGTTTGATTCACATTCTTTCAATATCAAATCACATGAACTCATTGTCACATCACCGGATAGCAAAGATGCAGATAAAGCAGTTGTATCAAATTTAATTAAACTACGTGCAGTATCTTTTAGATTTCCATAATAAACTTTGGAAATTTCTAATATTTCATCCAACCCTGTGTTTTGTTTAGGTTGTTGTAAATAAATTGTTGCATCTTTTGATGCTGTTATGAATTGATACATTAAACAACCCTCCCTTTAATATCTTTCGCTGGATATTTCAATTCAAATACTGATGGGTCTAATGATGGGTACACCATTTTACCTTTTGTTGCTTCAGCAATGTTATATGAATATTGCGAATATTGACCTAAACATTTGTTTACAATTTCACACTTCGGAACAGATTGAACTCCTTCAACACCTGCAATCAACAATTCTAATTCACTTAGATTGATTGCCATATTAAATGTCCAATTATCTATATTAAAGTAATTTGTAATTTCATCAATACATCTTACCAATACTTCTCTTTTATTATATCCACCATACACCATAATTTCAAAATCTACACCGATGTTGATAATAAAACCATCTAAAAGATTTACACCATCAGTCAACATTCTATATTCATTTAGATATGTTTTAAGATTTTGTTTTAATGCCTGATTTGTTCCAATTTGTTGTAAGTTTTTATTTGAATTATATCCTAACACATATAAGTTTATTGCAAAAGGATTATTTTTTTCATTCAAATTATTTTTCTTACCAACTAAAAATTTGTTTACACTATCTTTAATTTCCATTTCAGATTTACCTTGCATGGATTGAACTAATTGTGTAAATTCTGATAAAGTATCTGGGTTTGCAAGAATAGATGATGGTGAATTATTATCCAACTCTCCATCTGGTGCACAATATGCTTTAGCAATTCCACCATACTTTGGAGGTAATGATAATGCTCTTACTTGATAATCTTTACGAGTTACTGCACGATTTTGAGATGAGAAATTTGCAAGTGCATTCTCTCTAATTTCCTCAATTGTTTCGGCACCTCTACCACCAACTGCAGTTACTTCATTTTCTACTGCAATCGAACTTTTAGCAGTTCTATATAATCCTAATTCATTATCCGTAAATGAATTTGTATCTTCATCAAACGATATGTTTTCAATTCTTGTTAAATCCCCAATTGGTGTGTTTGATGCAATACCACCACCAACTAAATACGAAACTGTTATAGTTGTATTGTTTGGTGCTTGTCCATATGATTTTGTTTTTAAGAAATTTGCGGGGTCAAATGATGCACCTAATTTATCTATTGATGAATTTAACCCTAATCCTACATTTTTAAAATTAGGAATAAGTGTTTCATCCGATGATGTTGAATTACCACCACCGAATACCAAACTTGTTGAATTATCTGCGTTTACTTTTGTTACAAATCTACGAGATGTTTTTAATACCTTTAATATATTTGATACTGAATCTTTGAATTGAACTAAATCTTTATCTGTATATTCATTATTTGGGTAATCTACGAATACCATTTCTTGTGCAAGATATGGAACTTCATACCATTTATTTCCATTACTATCTCTCACATCGTATATTTCGATTACATTATCATCTGCTATATCGATTGTAGAAAATTCTTCCGGACTACCAAATGTTTTTTCGATAGTCTTTAATTCTGCAGAAATAGCATTTACGTGTTTTTTAATTAAGTAAAAAGCAGGTTCATCTCCATTTTTAGAATAAATTGTTATTTCTCTATCATCATCTACATTAAAATCTAATAATTCAGTTGTTCTAAAAAGAGTTCCGGTTGAGTTTGCTTGAACTACCATCCCTTCTTTAATTCTTAAATAATATTTTGAATCGGGTCTATTGTTTACACCGATTCCAACTGCAGGAACTAATTGATAAACTGTTAAACTAACTAATGCAGGAGAAGTTACTTTTGGTTTATATCCTAAATATTGTGCAAGGGCAAGAACGTTTTCTTTATCCTCTGCATATAACATTAAAGATTCTTTTAAAGTATCATCGATGTAATATCCCATAACATCACCAATATATGATGCCATTTCTATAAACATCATACCTGGAGATGATTCATTAAAATCTGAATATGTTTTTGGGAAATATGTTTTAGCATACTCAATTAAATTTTGACGGAAACCCGCAAAATCTTTATTAAGATATTTTATATCTCTTCCCTGATTACTTTTTTTTGTTATACTATTTAACGCCATTTTTTTATTATCCCCTAACTGTAAAAGTTATTTCTTGTAATTCAATTTGATTACCGACCGTAAACTGAACTTTCATATGTGCTATATGTCTATCCTTCATATCATCAGTCATTTCTATATCAATTTCTTCTATGTTTATGTAAGGTAGCCAATAATTTACTGTCTGTGTAATTACATTGGTCAATTTACTTTCAAATTCACTATCCATCGGTTCAAATAATAATGCTTCTAATCCAGTTCCGAATTCAGGTTGCATTACTCTTTCACCTTGTTTAGTTAGGAGTAAATTTTTTAAGTTTGATTTAGCTTGTTCAAAGGAAGTAAAAGCCTGTTCAAAATACCCATTACCTCCCCTTTTTATTGGTAAGGTAATTCCATACGCATATGAATCGTATTCTTTTGTATCTTTTACAATTTTATTTCCTAAAACGTATGCCATTATTTTTTAAACCTCTTAACCAATTCTGAATTATCTCTATTTAAAATTCTATCTAAACCCGCCAAACCAGTTGATACACCTAAACCACCTTTGTTTCCACCAACATTCATATCACCATAACCCATCTTCTCAGCCATTTGTGCTCTCATAGATTGAATACCTCCCATTGCTCCACCACTATATGAAATAGTTTCATCAATATCTGGTTCAGCATCCATATAATTTGGAATATGTGAATTTGTATAACCTTCGTTAATAGGTTCAGATTGGAAATTATCTAAAATAGATGAACCACCACCTACACCACCTTCTGCTCTTTGTGCTGAACTAAATGGTTTAGTTTGATTTAAAATATCGTTGATTGTTGGGTTTTTTGAAAATTGTCTAATAGGTTGTTTTGGTTGTACCGATTCTTTTTGAATCTTTGGCTGCACTCTTTCCTTATCTAACAATTGATTTGCAAGTTCAAATGGGTCTACATCTTCCAATATATCCTTTTTCTTAGGAGTTGGTTTTGTAGTTTCATTTAATAACTTACCAACTTCCTCTTTAATCATTTGGGGAAGTTGTTTTTTAATTTCTTGTTCTACTACTAATTTAATTAGTTGTGCTAATTTTTTAGAATCCATTTTGAAAATATTTGTTTACTTCATATAAATATATCTTCGTTAGATTTTGAATTCTTATGAGTATAAATTGGGGTTTTCTTTTAATTTTTTCCAATAAGCACAGAATTTCTTCTTTCTATCATCCAATCCATTATATCCACCATTTATTCGTTTTGTAATAAACTTTAATGTTCCAATTGTATCATCTACTGCTGCTTCGTTTAATTTACGGGTTCTCCAAAACCAACATGCAGTTTCTGCAACATATTTTTTTTCAACTAAGGTAGAATTAGCAACAACATCATCGGTTACTCCTTTTCTAAATTGTGCATAATTTGCTCTACCTGTAACTTGAATGTATCCTCTTCCTGCAAAACGAAACCCATCGCCTGGTTGTGTATTACCTAAGTCTTTTCTACCTTCATAACGTTGTTGTGCTGCAGATGGACCCCATATTTCTTTTGTATAAATAAAATTACCACTTTCATGTGCACATTGAGCAAGGAAATGAGCTTTTTGTAATGGGGTTTTTATTCCCCATTTTCTCATAGCATCAATAACAACTTGTGGTGGTTCTTTGATTCTTACATTTCCACATTCTGCGATTTTTTCGGATGGAGGTTGATTTGCCGTTTCAGAATCTGCTTGAGTATCTGATGAACCTCCACCACTATCTACATCGTTTGATTCATCCGGTGAAAATTCTATGGTTTCTCCACTCAATCCTGCGGATGTAGAATCATTTATATCATATCCTGCCTCAGTTGCACTTTCAGCCAATGCTTCTTGTTCAGGAGTTAGAGTTATTGCTTCTTCAATTCTTTTTTGTTCATCGGTCAATTCTTCAGGAGTTGATTCTAATACATCACCACCACCTCCAGCACCTCTTCCTGCAGGCGGAATTGTATAACCAACAAAAGGTACTGCACCAGGACCAGGTGTCATTAAAGGAGGATATAATGATGTTGTAAGATATGTTCCTTTAATGGTGGGCAAGTGAGATTGAATTGATGCAATCAATTGGTCTAAAAATACTTCACTGCTATCGGTTGGTTTTGCCATATATTAATAATAACATTTAATTCCCGGTGAATATTTACCCTTTAACATTGTCAATAATTGTTTTCGTTGTGAACCACCTCGTTTACAACTTATATGTAACCAAATTGAATTACCATGTTCAAAAATCATTTGGTCAAAAGGAAGTGTTCCAGCAATCCATTTTGCAATTGGTAGATATTCTTTTGGTGAAACCCCCACAAATTGTAAATCTACTGCCTCACCTTTTTGATGTTGTGATACTCCACCAGGAATTGAAGGTGCACCTCTAAAAGCTGAATTTATTTTCATATTTGGATATTTTGCTTTTATCGGTTCTAAAATATTAATAGCTACATTTTTTAAATTACAAACAATATCTTCTGCACTTAATCCAACTTGTGCTTTAATTTTATGAGGAAATACTGTTGCAATGGATAAATGTTTTAATTTAAAATTTGGAGATAATTGAGTATTGTAATCTAATGTTCCACCACATGATATTGGTTTGGCATTAGCAGATGATGTAGTGATAGCAACCTCATCTGGTGTTTGGTTTTGTTCATATGGTGGATTATCTTCACCATATTCACTTTGTATCGATTCAATTTGAGAACCACCATCTTCACCACCATCAGTTAAAAGTTCAACTCCGGTTTCATTCATAGCCTCTTCTGCACCTTCTAATGTATTATTATCATCTGGTATTCTTTCTAATAATTCTTCGGTTGTAGGTTCACCCTCACCTTCGGATGGTATAACCTCTAATGGAGTTAAACTTTGAATATCAGTTGGTTGCCAAATACCAGGGTCGGTGATAAAACTACTAACAGTTGCTACATTCACAACTGCACCCGGTGATGGTATAATTGGTGGTGGAACTTGACTCATTGTAGCACCTGTCCAATATGCAATAAATGCAGGTCCCATATTTGTAATAATTGGGTGTTCGCCAGATGGTTGTTGTAATGCAGTATTTAAGATTCCAGTCAAAGTGGCTTCCATTAATTCGGTATTACCTTTTGCTATCGGAATACTATTGGTAGTATCAAATCCTCGTTTCACAGCCATATCATACTCCATAGTAAGTTTCTTTGCAAAATCTCCATAGGAACTAATTCCTTGTTGGTTTTGCATATAACTCAACATATTTTGTTTGAATATTTCTAATGACATTTTATTCCGTATAATTTAAAGTTGATAAGAATTTATCTAATCTACCCTTAATATCATTAAATGTACTACGATTTTCAGGACCTGTTGCCGTTGGACCTGCAGGTGTTTTGAATACTTGATTATTAATTGCATCAATTAATTCTTCTAATAATCCTTTTAAAGTTTCTCCTCTTACCAAAGGTTCTTTATCACTTTCAGTATTTAAAAAGATATTACCTTTACCACCTAATATATAAGTGCTATTATCATTTGTAGTGATACGAACATCTCCGTGAAAATCTAAATCAGCACCAGCTTTTCCATTATCAATTGACATTTTACCATCTGATATAAATCCCCAATTTCCTTTTGAAAAGAAAATCATTTCTTGTGTTTTTGATGAAAGTATAATTCTTTCGGTGTTTACAAGAACTTGGTCATATCCTTTTAATTCTGATGGATAATTTGAAAATTTAGTTGGTTTTGTTTCTAATGATGATTGAAAATCCAATTTATATACACCAGATGTAATTGCAATCGTAGTTCCATCTTTATTAACATCTTCTTCGGTTAATGAACCTTTTTTTAATTTACTTAAAGATTCATCACTTTGTCTATTACGAAGAATAATGGTAGGTGCGTATTTTTTATCTTGATTATTATATCCACTAAAACGAATGCTTTGTCCGAAACGGGATTGGATGATTCTATCACCTTCATATAATTTAAGAGGATTTATTTGCTTTGGTTCAAAATATTCACCAATTTTCGTCTTTCGTTCCTCATCACCACTACCTCCACTTGGAGTTCCAGTTGCAGACACTGTTGAATATTCACTAGCAGGTGAACCGGGTTTTTCAGTTGCCTGAAAGTTTTTTATATCTACGTTTTCAATTGCGTTTCCGGTATTGATATTTGTAGATGCAATTCTTTTATAATGTAATTTACCACCTAATGAAAATAATTCTACCGTCTCACCAACTAATGGAATACCTTCATCACTACTGAATGGTTTATATGCCTTTGCACCCGTTTTACTAGCAGATGGGTCATTTAATTTTCTAATAACAGCACTACCAATAATACTTGTATCTTTTGATTCAACTTCACTAAAATCATACGTTTCTACTTTTGGATGTTTATCATCCAAAATCACATCTAACACAACACCAGTCATTACACCAGTTGCACCACCGGTATTAGGATTTGTGGAATATGATGCGTTTGATATTTGGGTTCTTTGACTCATTACTTACCAATCTTTTGTTTTAATTCTTCAACTTCGTTTGTCAATTCATCTACCTTTGCATCTTGTTCATCTTTTACATCGTTGACAGTTACTTCAATTTCTTTCAATAATTGTTCTTTTTCAGCATCAGATAAGAATCCAACTTCACCTTCGGATTTAGTGTTTGCAGTAACAATACGTTGTGCAATTGTTGCTAATTTAATTAACGCATCATCATTACGAACTGATACATCTACTAAATCTTTTAGAATTGGACCAATAACTGCCATATCACCTGCGTGACGAATTAACTTTCTCATTTCGGCTATTAATTCCGAAATTCTTGCTTTCTTATTTTGTTGATTATCGTAAATATCTTTAAATAATCCACTCAAACTTTTGCCAGGGAATATTTCAAATTCTGTGCTCATATTTATTAAATTGATTCAAGCTATAAATATGATAAATAAAAAAACCTCATTTTTAGTGAGGTTTTTCAATTAAGTGTGTTTTTTATAATTACCTTTTTTTTGTTGTTCGGTAATCGTTTTCTTAGCAATCTTCTTACGATTTTTTTCTTTTTGTTGTCTTTTTGTCATAGTAACCCCTTACAATTTTTTGATTTCAATTTTAATTTTTGGTTCATAACCTTTTGGTAAATTTACTTTAACACCATGAAACTTATCAACTTTTTCATCAAAATAATTCAATTCAAAAATCAAATCGGTTAAATTTAATAAAACTTGTGATGATGTATTCATTTTATCAGTTTTGCGTGCCATATTAAGATTTGATTTTTTACTGAACAAATCTTGTCTCAATGCATTTAAAACTCCTTGTGGGTCTTCTGCTTTTCCTGTCAATTTCTCTGCTGATGCTTTTCTTACTTTTGATGAAAGATAATCTGGTCCTTCGGTATATCCAGCATCCCAATGGTCATGTCCATGATTAGTTCTAACTACATGAGCATCTGATTGGTGAATTGTGAAACGTGGATTGTGTTTTGATGTTGTTTCGATTGATACAACTTTATCTTCGGTTGATATAAAAGTATGGCCTTTAATACCACCCATAAATTTAGCAGCAATTACGATTGTATCTTTTAGGGTTTTTTGTCCTAATGCTTCTCTGATTTTAATACCATCTTTGGATTTCTTACCTGTCTTTTTTACAAGTTGTTTTTCCTTTTCATCATACCCAACCATTAAGGCAGTGTTTAATACACCAATACCATATTCGTTTATACCCTCACTCCAATCGGTGATTGTATCGTGAAGATATACTACCTCTACTCCGTTTAATAATTCATGTACTACTTCCAATTCAGGTCTATACATTCTATCGCGGTTTTTAGCCATAACGACAGTATCACCCATCTTTTTTCTAACTATAATACATTCATTCAATTTGGTGTCCATTTCTTAGCCTGAAGAGATTGGTTAAATTCTCACGCTAATAAATATATTTTTATTTCAAATTGATATAAAATATTATTTCAATCGATACATGAACTGATAACCGCAATCATCATCGTAATCACAATCTTCAACTACTTCATTAAGATTACCCAATAATTCGTTCAATTTATTCACATCAACCTGTCTCCAGTATCCAAAACGAAAATACACATCGTTTGAACCACCCCAAACTTGTTTGATGTCAAAATCACCAAATTCTAACTCAATTTTCTTTAATGTAGAAATATCTAATCCGTTTCTCATAATTTTTATATTTTAATATTCACCATAATGTGCAAACACCATATCACGTGTAACCAATTCCCACTTAGCTCTCTCATACATCTCCTCACTAATCAACATCTTCTCAAAGAAGATGTCTATATTCAACTCCTCAGCATCCACACCAGTATGGATGGCTCTTAACTCAATAAAATCAACATACTCACTCACACTCATTTCAGAAAAATTTGGAAAAGAATTCATATTTTTATTGTTTTATGTTTAACTCTTATTACAAAGCTAACATACGAAGAATATTTTACAATTCCAAATTTTTTGTAAAATATTTTCAATAAAAAAGGGAAAACTTTCGCTTTCCCTTAGTGAATACCTTGTGATTATATTTGTTTAGAATTTAGTTCCGCAATGTGGACAGAACTTATGTGTATCTTTTTTTCTTTTAGCACCACACTCGCCACAATATAGAATACCTAACTCTTCTTTGTGATATTGTTTATGTGATGTGGGTAAAATTCTCCACGCAACATTATGAAATGAATACGAATGGAAAGTTCTATCCGATGATGTAAATTGTTGATTAGATGTATCACCTTTTTCAGTTGTACCAGTTTCTATTTTATTACTTCTAAGATTCGGACCTGAAAATGTATTTGATGTTAAACTTGCGTTGTTGTAATATGAGGTAGGGGTAGTTCCACTAATTCCTAATGTATTGGTAGTATATGTTGCACCACCTAACCAATTTCCACTACTACTCGTAGTGATTGTACCATATCCACCATAGAAATGATTGGTAGTATTCTCATTAAAGAATTGTATTTCAACATATCCATTATTATCAATAGCACCTAAATTAACTGCCTCTTTTCCTACTTCATAGGTTCTGAATACAAATTTGTTATTTGAATCCAAGAAACGTTCTAAAAACACTCTCTCACCTGGTCTTAATACAATACCACCACCCGATAAGTAATCTTTATCGATTTTGATTTTTGCTAAGATGTGTTTTGGAGTTGGGTTGAATAATTCGATTTGGTATTCATCTCCATCATTAAGATAGACTTGACCATCGAATTGTTTGATTCTTTGTTTACCTTTTGTGATAAACGCTTGCGGGTTTGACGGACTTCCGCTAGTCCAGATTGATTGTTTCATTTTTTTCCTTTGTTTATTTGTTATTTAAAACTTCATTCGTTGGTATTTCTCCAACTCAACTGCCTCAAAGGACAGTGAAGGTTTAACCACAAGGTTTCGAATATAAGTATTACTATTTAATTTTTTTCTTAACGATATAATTTCCTAATACTAATGTATCCATTTCACAATCTAAAAAAGTTTCAATTGCATCCTTTGGTGAATTTACAATTGTTTTATCTTTTAAATTGAATGATGTGTTTAGGACAATCGGGTATCCATTATCTCTTTCTAATTGATTTAATAATGAATACATTCTTTTATGTTGTCTATTATTTAAGGTTTGAATTCTTGCAGAACCATCTACGTGAGTAATTGCCGGTAAATTATCTATATGTTCTGAATTTACTTTTACCACTTGATTCATATAGGGAACTAATAGTTTGTAATCAAAATATTTTAATCTATCCTCTTCTTTTACGATTGGAGCAAATGGTCTAAACCCTTCTCTTTTTTTGATTACTCTATTTACCCTACTTTTCATTTGAGGGTCTCTTGGGTTAGCAAGTATAGAACGATTACCGAGTGCTCGAGAACCAAATTCCATTCTACCTTCGTACCAACCAATAACATTTCCATCTGTAATTTCCTTAGAAATAATTGGAATAAGTTCGGAGTGATTTTTGTATTCATACCATACATCGTTTGATTGTTTATCTAATTCTTCTTTAATTTCATCATTTGAATGCCATGGGCCTAAGTATGGATTCGTATTATCAACTCTACCAGCATTTTCAGTATGAGTATAATAATATTCTAAAGCACATCCAATTGCAGAACCGGCATCAGATGGTGCAGGTGGAATCCATAATTGTTTATATGGAGATTCTTTTGTTATTTTTCCGTTTGCAGTTCCATTATATGCACACCCACCACTTAAACACAAACTATATGATGGATTAGTTGCAAACATTTTATTTATTAAACGGAAAAAGAAATATTCATATTGTGATTGAATTGTTGCTGCTAAATCCTTATGATGTTGTTCTATCTTATCTTCTGGTAATCGATTTGGAATACCTAATAATAATCCTAATTTTTCATTAAACATAGAATTGTTTGAATAATCATATGTGAAATAATCCATATTGATTTCAAACCCACCATCTTCGGTTTCTTTAATAAGTTCTTTAAAATGTTTTGTATAAACGTTCGGATTACCATATGGTGCAAGACCCATTACCTTATACTCACCCTCATTTGGTTTAAATCCTAAGAATGCAGTAAATGCAGAATAAATCATTCCCAACGAATGTGGAAATTTAATATTCTGAATTTTTGTGATTTTATTATTTTCTGCAAATGCTAAAACTGTGGTTTCCCATTCCCCAACACCATCTACTGAAATGATTGCTGAACGGTCAAATGGAGATGTGTAATAAGAATACGCAATGTGAGATAAATGATGGTCTCCGTATGATAAAATTATTTTATCGTTTGTGATTTCATAAATCTTACGTTCCGTTTCTTTATATTTTTGTTTATTTTCTTTTAGAATAGCATTACGTTTGAAGTATTGTAATAACCCACCTCTCTTAGTGGTTTCTTCGATGCGTTCTAACTTTGTTGTTGGGTTTTCATAAAACGAAACTACCGATACATCCGCACCGGTAATTTTGAATTCGTTATATAACCAATTTATTGCATTAGTGGGAAAAGAAGAATCATGTTTAATTCCCGTAAATCTTTCTTCTTCTACTGCTCCTAAAACTTTTCCATCTTTTAATAAACATGCTGCAGAATCATGATATCCACATGCTATTCCTAAAATATATTTATTCTTCATCATAATCTTCATCACCACTTATTGAATCTGGCGATACCCAAAAAGGTTCATCTCTTACTGAAAAATCACCTTCTTCTAAATAATCGTTTAACATTTTTTTCTGATGTTGTTTCATTATATTTACCACTTTTGTGATATAATGAGTCTTGCAATCAGTCATTTCTCTAATAAGTAGATATAAATGTTTTTTGTTAAAATTTTCTATATAATCACTTCTACGGAATAATTCCAATACCGCATCTGCAATTTGTATATCTCTTTTTTTATTAAATATGGTTGTTAAATGTTTATCCCAATAGGCTAACATTATATCTTTAAATTCTCTGAATTCAGTTCCTTCTTCGGTTTCGTAAAAATCATTCTCAGGATTCCAACTTTCAGGCATTTCAGAAATTAAAGCATTTTGTTTCCAACGTTTGTAGTTTCCGTTGTTTTTTAGAATCAAATGATTCTTTGCAATGATGGTAAAATAAGAGAATGCTCTACCCTTACCTTCTTTATACATATGCATTTTTTCTACCATAGTAGAAACTACTTCCATTTGTATATCCTTTTTAGATACATCAAAATATGAAAACTTAAATGTATTTAATACGTTTTCTGCTAACTTTTCAAAAGGATATTTAATTCTTTCTTCGTAAATTTTAGAACGTTTTACGGGGTCTTTACATTTATTGTATTCTACTATTGCATCTTGTGCAGGTGTTCCAAAATATACTTTATCTTTTGGTTTTCTTGTTTTTGCCATATTAAATTATTTCATTTAGATTTTCAACAACATCTTTGATTTCTTTGAAAACCACTCCAACTTCATCATCGGATTCAAATGAACCTTTTAAATCTGCATCTCTCAATGCTTCTAATGCAGTTTCTACTTTTGTTTTAACATCTCTAAGAGTTTCGGTAAGTGTATCTTCTAACTCTTCATTTTGATTCAGTAAATTTCTTACTCCTACAATAAGTGCAATATTTAGAATTGCAGATATTGATAATATTATATAAATCATATTTTTTGATTTTTATGCTTCACCCATCGGTCCGAAATAATTCATCATAGGTGTTTCATCTTCGGATGGTGGATTCATTTGGTTTTTTAATTGTTCTTCAATTATCTTCGCGTTTCTATCAATTTTACCTTTGATGTCATCAAAACTACAAACTCCATTTTCAATTAAAATATTGATTAGAGCATCAATTATAAAACTATGATTTACAATTGTTTGTTCTAACATTTTAATATGTTCTTTTTTAGATAGTTTCTTTTCTGAGCTCATTGATTAAATCTTCAAAGGTTTTACGCTCTTCATCGGTTTCGATAAAGGCTTTATTTATAGTTTCGTGATGATAGCCTAAAGCCGATGCCATTCTAATACATATCGTTTTGTATTCAAAAATTGTCATATCATCCGGCACTGTTAGTTCTATATTCGATGCCTCTCTATAATCATCTGCATCGATAGTAAATGTAAATTTAGCCATATTATACAATCTCTGCACCTAACTCTAAGAATGGTTGTGCTTTTTTATATTTCATAAATTCGGTTTTCCCATCTGGTAATTTAACCATAACCATTTCATTTCTACCATAAGTTTTAGGAGCAATGTATGTAGTTGTATATCTACGTTCTGGGTTTGTAATAAGAATACCATCTAAGTGGTCGATTTCATGTTGTGCACATACACACTCCATTAAACCAGCATCACCAAAGAATTCATCTGCATCTTTCCAATCGTTGAATTGATTATCTGCTTTAAATTCTACAACACCTAAGTTGTCGGTTTCTACTAAAATTCGTTTTGAACGAACTGTTTTAACTGGACTTTTTAATGTCTTATCGATTGATAAACATTGCTCTACATAGGCAACAGCATCTTCTGAGCGTTCTATGATTGTTGGGTTGATTAAAACTAACGGCTCGATTACCTTAATTATACATGCACGAACATCCAAACCTAATTGATTAGCAGATAATCCAATACCACCGTGTTTTTCTAATTCAGTAGTAAGGGTTTCAGTAATCTTTTGAATTTCTTCAGCAGATAATTTTGAAGGTTTAATCGGTTTAGATAGTTTAAGTTTGTCTTTTACAATTTGCATGATATTATTTTTATTTATTTGTATAAGGATTTATGTAATTCGGTTTAAAATATTCATCAGTATATTCCACATTATCTGGAAATATTGAATGGGTTTCTTTGATTTGTTCGTTGAAAATTCTTCTAATTTTTTCACCCAATTCCGCATTGTTAGGTGTATCTTTTATTAGTGATACGGGAATTGTTATTGTGTCATTACTCATAAAATATTTATTATTTGGTTATTGTTATGTAAAGATACGAAAATATTTTCATAATTCCAAATTTATTTCCAATTAAAATTATTACCCATATGTCCCCATTTGGATGTTTCTGCGTAAGATATATTTCGTAAATCTAAAAAATCAATAATTCCATTTGGTGATAAGTCATATCCTTGTACCTCATACAATCGAAGACCGGTTTCAACATTTATACCACTATCATTTCCTTTTATTCTTGCTTGAATAGGTTGTGTTTGGTTATTAGAATAACTTAATTCCACTAATGCGTATTGTAATCCATATTGTTTCAAAGAATCAACAGCTATTCTTCTAGCCATATATCCTGCACATCTATCTAATTTAGTAGCATCTTTTCCACTATACGAACCACCACCTAACGGAATTCTGGGACCATAATTATCAATTACATTTTGTTTACCTGATGCACCTACTCCATTTATCAACCCACCATTAGACCAATCACCATTTGAATTACAATATAATTTATTCAGATGAAAATTTGTAGTATCAAAATATTCTTTTATAATTGTTTCCAATTCTAATGTGGTAGTATTTTCAAACGATGCCACAACATCTACCCAATCTCCATTTATTGTGATTTGAGTTTTACCTTCAAACGGAAATTGTGTATAAATAAATTTATTTAATTCACGAGTATAATGATATTCAAAAGGTAAGTAAGTTTCAGTCTCTTTGGTTGCGTAACCTATCGATATTCCAAATTTATTTATATGAGAAATTTTATTAATATTCTTTAATACAATATTAACGTTTTCTATATTAGAAATGTTATAAACAATTTCAATTATTTCTGAATCAGATAAATGTCCATCACTTGCAACTTCTCCAATAATATTTAAAACACCAAATCCACCACTCACTTGAATATTACATTGCGTGTACGGGTCTTGTTCTAAATATTTATCAAATATTGTGTCAGATATAATATCACACAATTTATCTGGATGTTTAGGTGATATGAATTCTGATGTTCTCATTTAAATTTATTTAACGTTTTTTCGTTAGTTTTTGTTTTCGTTTTCTTTGCCTCTTTATTTTGTTTTTCTATAACTTTCATTCTAGCAAAATAGGCTGGTTTCCATTTATACTCTACTGATATTGGACCATTTGGAAATTTCTTTTTATCATATTTCCAAATTGATATAGATTCATCGTCTTCGTAGGTATATTCAAATTTGGTAGGTTTATCCTTCATCGAAGGTTCTGGTCTCTTTGCCATAACTTAAATTAAAATGAAAAAAATTTATTTATTGTTTCCTTATCAACTCTACTCTCCTTTCGCATCTCATCAATTGGTTTTAGTAATTCATCATATCCATCTATTGGTTCACCAACATACTCATGACAATATGATGCTCGTTGATACATTGTCTTATACACCTCTGAATGGTCATTATTATCGTTTCTAATCTTTCCGTTAAATAAAGTAGGTTTCCAACTTTCGGTATGAATATTTCGATAAATACCCAACGCAGGATTGATAGTTTTAGTGTAATACTTTGCATGCATATTTTTAAGAATACCACCACTCCATTCAGATATTTTACTACCAATACTCATTCCTTGATAATCTGGATGAACTACGATTCTACTTTCTCTGAATACTTTGAATCCACCATTCTTACCCAAATGTCTTCCAATTACATTTATTGCTACAGGTTTATCGTTCCATTCAAATAGAAGATAGATGTAGGTTTTGTTTGCGTTTTGTGTTAGATAATGATGTTCTTTGAAGAAGTCCCAAGCTTCAGGTTCAACCCTACTAACTGATAAAGTGATTTCCGGTCTCCCTTGCCGAAGATAGTCAGGTCTTTCGAACCCGCCTCCTTTTGATGGTGAATATATCCAATCCGGCATTATCCACTCCATAATATCAAAGTGACAGGATGCTAAGATAATCTTTTTTCCTTCCCTACGAATGTATTTTTGTAATGCGAAACTCATTGCCTTTGCAACATCTCTATCAACAACCGATGTGTATTCATCAATTAAAATAGTATCACCATCTTTTGCAGATGAAACTAAATATGCAAGATATGCACGATATTGTTCTCCATTACTTAATAAACGAAACGGTCTTAACCAAGTGGGAACTGATGATAATCCTATCGATGTTAGGACTCTTGTTGCCTCTTCTGGTTCTAACCAATCAAAATTAGATATAAGTGGTTTATCTTCATCAAACTTAACATCTTTACTACCACCCAATTCTTTTAATATAGTTGATTTACCACTACCACTTCCGCCATATATGACACCAATATTCCAATCAAACGAATTTAATCCATCTAAATTCATAGGAATTGTAACTTGTGTTTCTTCTCTATTTTGTATATCAAACGCATTATACACATATTCGGTGTATTTATCGTTTTGTATTTTAGATGTAAGTGTGATATTCATATTAGTTACTTAGGGGTGCTTTAATTTTTGGATGTGAGGTATATCCAACTAATTCAAAACAATCTGGTCTATAACTCATAATCTTTTCATCAAATGTTTTAGGACCTAAATGTTCTTTTACTTTGTGATGTAAATACCAATTTCGTTCGGTGATATTTACTGATGGTAATTCATAAGGTTCTCTTGTTCGTTTAGGTACTCCTGCCGAATCGAAATAGACCCCTTTAGCATAATCAGATTGTTCATCAATATTATCACAAACATCACGATTCGGCTTATGATTTTCAAACCACCAATGCATTCGTTCTTCCAAAGTTAATTCTCTACCAATTTGTTCTTTAGCTTGTTCAATATGGTTTGAATACAAATGAACATCACCTAAATTACCAATCAACTCATCAGGTATCATATTTACCTCCTTTGCAATAATTTCTAATAACAAACCATATGATGCAATATTGAATGGTAATCCTAAAAATGTATCTACACTTCGTTGATTCCACATTAGGGAGATTGCTCTTTTAGGAACTGGATATAATTCATCAATTTCTTCGTGGTCACCTCTATGAAAATCAAAAGGTTCAAATACTTTATAAGTTTTAGACGCTAACTCCAATCGTTCCTCAATACTTAACTCTCTCGTATAAACTTGAAATCCATAATGACAAGGTGGAAGAACCATTGACTCTAATGCACCAACATTCCAAGCACTAACCATCAATCTTCTACTATCGGGATTTGTTTTTAAATCATTGATTAGGTTTGCAATTTGGTCAATTGGATTTGGGTTTAAATCCCAATCCCATCCTCTCCATTGTTTACCATAAATTGGACCTAAATCACCCCAACGTTGGGCAAACTTTTCATCGGTTTTGATTTGTTGAATGAACTCCGATTGTGACCAAATAGCCTTTGAAGGTACATATGGTGGTTCATCTCTAAAATTTATTTCATAATTTTTATATGCATCACCATCCCAAATGTGACAATCGTAATCTAATAGGAATTTGATGTTAGTATCTCCTCTTAAAAACCATAGGAGTTCGGCAACCATAACATTCCACGCCATTTTTTTTGTGGTTAATAATGGAAATCCCTCACTCATTTTATGACGAATCTGTCTACCAAAAACAGAAATAGTGCCAGTTCCGGTTCTATCTCCTTTTTCTACTCCATTATCTAATATGTCTTGTAATAATGCTTGATATGATTTATCTAAGTTGTTCATATGATTTTAATCTTTTTTGATTATCAATTTTATCTTCAACTGAATATCTTTCTTTGAATGCAATGATTCGGTGAAATTCTTTATACGCAGATGGATGGGTTTCTTTTAATCTATCTAACCCATATTCGTATTCAAAAAGAATATCTTCATATCTTTGTTCTTTATTAGAAAATCCCTTTTCTTGTGTTTCCAATTCCGATTGTAGTTCGTTGATTACACTTTGTAAAGAATCTATTTTTTGTAATGATGACATATAACTACCTTCTGCCTTTGTTATATTTTCTTTATTGTGATTTATACTAAAACCAAGTGCTAATAACAATATTGAAACAAATAATATTATTGGTGAATATCTTAAAAAATTATCCATATTATTTAACCGATAAAACTTTGTTAAAATTAAACATTCTCCAACCTTGCACATCTAAATCCCAAACAGTAATATTATCATTTGATAATACATTACCATTTGCATCAGTTTGTGCAACTTTGTTTCCTTTTGGGTGATATTCTTCTGGAATACTTATCATCTTTTGGGTACAATTCATTACTCTTTCTTCACCATTTGCTTTGATAAATTTAACCTCAACTGATTCCAATTGTAATTTATCTACTAATTCTTGTTTTGTAATTTGTAACATATTTTTTATTTTACGATTATGTATTCGGAATTTTTGTATTCTTTTTTTGCTATGTAATCTAAATCCCAATTATTGATAATCTCTTCTGCTTGTGATTTATGTTGAAATGGAAATGCTCCACTTACCCATACTTTAATTGGTAAATAAAAATAGTTTGTTTTATACCAAACTTTTCGTTGTGGTAAGTAATAACGTGTTCCATTGTCTACCCAAGTCTCAATACGATATTTTGGTTTACCTTCTACTGTCATCACTCCCAATAACAATAGCACTAATAATAGTTTTTTCATTAAATTAAAGATACGAATTATTTTCTATATTTCCAAATTATTTTTTTAATTGTTCTAATCTGATTATTTCTTCTTTTATTTTTACGTTATATGGATTCCAATTTATATTATCTAATAACCATTTTCTATAATAAGGTGGTATTGATGCAACTGGTTTGTTTTTGTATTTACCAAATGTCATATAAACCTTTTGTATTTCACCTTCTTCGTTTCGTTGTTCTGATAAATTGATTCCACCTTCTAAATGAATACCAATTTCGTGCATTGGAATACCTGTGATTTTCTTTTTATTTTCACCATATAATTCCCAAATACCATCATCATCTTCTTTGTAATAAAGTGCTTCAACTTTACCGAACTTATCAACTGCACCTACGAAATCCACAACTAAACAATCTTTTTTATTGTCATGAATACGAGTTCCTCTGCCAACAAACTGATACCACCATGAGATAGAAGCAGTTGGTCTACCTGTAATCAAACAATCTAATTCTGGGTAATCGAATCCAACCGTCAATACATTCACTTGAACTATTACTCTAATTTTTTGTGAACGGAACTCTTCGATGATACGATTACGTTCTGCAGTTGGAGTTTCTCCATGTACTACTGCAGCAGATGGAATCTTACCTGCAAGTTGTGTTGCTTGTTCGATTGTTGGAACTGCAACTAATATTGATTTTCTATTATGTAACTCGTGAACTTTTTTAACAATTTTATCTTGTAGATTTTGATTCTCATATGCTCTTGCAATGGAATCATTTGTATATTCAGCACCAGTTGAATTATACACCAATGCTCCTGTATCGAAATCATATGATTGATATTCTAACGGAGTCCAAAATCCCATCTTCACTATATCTTGAATTTGGGAAACGTGAATTATATGTTTGAAAAATGCACCATGTTTAGAACGATTAGTCAACATTACTAACTTAGAATATGGACCAGTTTCACCCATATTAGTTTGTAATTTTAATGGAGTAGCAGTTAATCCTAAGACGTGAGTTGCTTTAAGTGCATCAATAAACTTTCTTAATTGTCCATTTTTATCACGCGGGTATCTATCACACTCATCGATAATAACTTTCGTTATACCCAATTGTTTGAATTTCCAAGCAATGTTGATAATAGAACCAATCGTTGCGTAAGTAATATCACCAATTTCTTTCTCACCCATAGATGCTGAATAAATTGATGCAGTACCTCCCAACGTAATAAGTTTGTTATAGTTTTGTTCTAATAATTCTTTTGATGGTTGTATCACTAATACTTTTTCCCCAATACCTTTTGCAATATGGGCAATAACAATCGATTTACCGAATGCGGTTGGTGCAACGATAATCGAAGGAGCCATTTTTGGTGTTTTAAAAAATTCAATACCAACGGCAACTGGTTCTATCTGATAATCTCTTAATTTCATTTAGAAAAATATCTCCATTAAAATGATTCCCAATAACGTGGTGATTCCACCAATTATTGCAATTGATACTAAGTTTTCTGAATCTTCAATTTGTTGTTTTGTTTTTCCTTGATTTTCCATATTATTTAATAAAAGGTAATATTGCTAATTCTTTTGCTTTGGCCTCTACCATACAATCCACATCCATTCCGTATGTATTAGGAAGCGAGTTAATGTAAAGTGAATGTGCCTGTGGTTTTTCTTTTGGATTATTTTCGTGTAACGCTTTTGATTCCGAATAATGAACGATGGGTTTAATACCATCTGGCCAAGTTGATACTGCAAGTTTCAATGCTTGTTCTTCGGATAAATCACCTGTACAAAATTGGTGGTGATGATAATCAAATACAATCGGAATACCGATTTGCTCATGTACATACATAAGGTCTTTAACTGAATACATAGATGCCTTATCATCATTCTCTATTGTTAATCGTTTTTGAACCGATTCAGAGAGTCTTTTATAGTTGGTGATAAATCTATCTAACGCAGATTTTTTATCTCCGTAAACACCATTACAGTGGATATTAATCTTATTGTAAGGAGTTAAATCTAATCCTAATAAATCAAATACTTTACCATGTAATTCTAAATCTTTAATAGTATTATCAACTACGTTTGGATTTGGTGAAACTAATACGTTAAACGGACCGGGATGTGATGTAAGACGTAATCCATTATTCTTAGCATAAGTACCACAACCTTTAAGGATGTTTGAGATTTTAGTATAATCTGGCATATCTTCTACGTTGTATTCGGAAGCCCACGGAAACATATCTGATGAAATACGGAATACTTTAATATTCTTAGAAACATTCCATTTGATAATCTCAAATAAATCACGAGAGTTTTGTAGGGCTAATTCGGAGGCGTAAGAAATACCTTTCTGATGAAACGTTTTCTTAACCATACTACGATTGGTAGTAATTTTAGGAGATTGTTCTCCTAATGTCATATTGATACACGCGTAACCTAAATTCATATTATATAGTTTTACATTTTATAAAGCTAATATACGAATAATATTCCAAATTACCAAATATTATAGGGAAAAACTTTCCCCACAACCACACGTTCTACTTGCATTTGGGTTTATAAATTGGAAACCTTTACCATTTAAGCCATCCGAAAAGTCCAATTGTGTACCAACAAGATATAATAAAGATTTATTATCTACTAATATTTTTACACCCATATCTTCGATTAAAGTATCGTTAGGAAGTGGGTCAGTATCAAAAGAAAGGTCATATGATAATCCACTACATCCACCGCCCTTAACACCAACTCTTAAATAGGGAGTTTTAAAATCAGTTTCCCCAATTAGGGATTGAACTCTTTTTGCTGCAGTATCTGACACTGTAATCATATATGTTTATTTTTTAATTTCTTTTTTATATTGAATAACTGCATTTTGATTACCACCCATATGATTTAACCAATAATTGATTGCTTCTCTATCGTTAATCCAACGTTCTTTTTTATTCCAATCAAACCACGGGTGTAAATAATATGCCTTACCATCATATGGGTCTTTCCAACCATCTTTCTCATACCATTCTCTACGTTCTTCTTCGGATACAACTCCATCTTTATTAGAATCTGCTTCATCAAATATTTGTTCTGATGATAAATTATTTTCCACTATAATTTCAGATTCTTCTTCGATTGGTAAATTTTTTCCACTATCTTCGTAAATTTGATAATTTTTTTCCACTAAGGGTTCGGATTCACCATACATATTTTTCTTACCAATCAATCCATTAAACGCAATGATTAATGCAACTGCAAGGGGGTCAAATACAATTACGATAATAAAGATAAAGAACTTAACGACTGTATTTAAATCCAATCCAAATGCTTCTGCAACGAATCGGAATCCACCTACCTCTTTTTCTAATCCTAAATTATCAGTTTTGATTTTATTAATTGCATCATTTTCCAAAGCATTATCTTCTTGCAATTTAGCAATCTTATCATTTAGTTTAGAAATTTGTTTATCTCTATTATCAATAGAACGAAGTAGACGTGAGTTCACTTTACCACCATCGATAATTTTACCTTGATTAGAATTGAATTCAGAAATTTGAGTAGATAGTTGTTGAATTTGAGATTCATTTTGTTCTATCTTTGTAGTGTGAACAAGAATTTCTCTATCTACTTGTTGTAATGCTAAATTTTGTTGTTGGAACGCATTTGATAAATAACCAAAAATACCTGCGGATGTAATCATCATAAGAATACCAACTGATATAGTTAAATACCATTTGTTGAATCCTTTGATTTCATCCCACGTTTGTTTTAAGTAAGTTGCAGCAACTAACTTAGCTAATTCTAATGAACTAGCCATAATCATTACCGATGTAGATGCTCCTGCGAATAAAACTCCTAAACCTGTAACCGAAAAATAAGCAGCACATCCGGCAACAATTATCGCTGATAATCCTACCAAATATTTAAGCCAGTTCATTTTATGATATTGAAATAAATTCGTCTATTTGTTCTAAACCTTTTTGAATTTCTCTGATATATTGTTTAGCTTCTTGTGGGTTAGGTTCTTTTTGACCATCAATCATTTTATCGATTAATACCACTCTTCCTTGAATAGAATTTACTAAATCAACAATCTTTTGCTTATACACGTCTTTCATAATTATATATTTTGTTTGTTACTAATAAATATTACAATATCAAAAAAAGTAGTTTTTATATATTTATATATGATTTTAAAACTAAAAATAACCGATGATAATTTACACAAACGGATGTTCACATACGGCAGGTCATTGTATGAAACGTGATAAAACGTGGCCAATGATTGTTATGAAAAGTATTATAGGTTCTCAAGCATATTCGACAAATATTGTACCATCTATTATTAAAAAAGATTCGCACGTATTATACAATCAAGCAATGCATGGTGCAGGAAATGATTATATATTCCATAAAAGTTTAGAAACTATTTTGGCATTGATACATAGTGGTAATAAACCAGATTATGTAATCATTCAGTGGTCTGGTCCAAATCGTAGAATGCACTCTGATGAAGATGGTAAGTATGTATTTGTAAACCCGTGGGATAATTCACATTTAGGAGTAAAATTTGAACCTATGGGTAGTCAACATACATTACATTATATGTTTGCGTTACAAGAAGTTTTAAAAAAACATAATATAGAATATTGGTTTTTTAATTATATGGAATTGTCAAAATTGGTTAAAAAATCAAATGTATATAATGAAATGGATTTAACAAGAATATTAGATTTTAATTCAAATATTACTATGTTTGATGGGTTAATAGATTTTTTTAAATTAAATGAAATGAATTGTGATGTGGGTGGTCATCCAAATGAACTTGGTAATTATTTTATAGGTAAACATATCGTTGATAAACTTGGATATGATTGTATAGATTATTCTAAATTTTACAATACACTATTCATATAATGGATATTAAATTATTTGATAATCGAATATTAGCACCTGCTAAATGTGGTACTAGACATTTACGAAAAATATTTAAAGATAAACGTTTTGATGTAAATAGCGATAATCTTAAACAAATAACACATATTGTTATACGAAACCCATATGAACATTTTGAATCTGCAATTCATACTGAATATGTAAATTTTAAAAACACCCATAATTCAATTCAAAATATAGAACATATACTTCGTGGTACTATAAATGAAAATGGAATAGGTCATTGGAATCCTAAAACTTATAGATTTTTGTATTCTATTTTTATACAAAATCCATCAATACAAATTATTGAATTATCAGATTTATCTAATTTTTTAGTATCAGAAGGATATTCAATTCCACATAACAAATCAGAATATGATTGGTCTGAATTTGGGTTTAACATATCTAAAGAATTCGTTTTATTAGAATTCAAAAATAAGTTTAAACAAGAATTTGAAATGGTAAACAAAAAATTAGAAATTGAAATGATTTATTATACAAAATTATTAAATATGAGTATAGAAATACAATAATAAAACAACCTAGTGGAGTATCACCACCTTTTTTCAGTTTACATATATTTATAGAGAAGAAATACTAAGACATATGAAGGGAACATTTTTTTCAGCAGATTTTATTAAAGATACTACTGGCAATTTAAGATTAATGGAAGTAAATACTGATACCGGTTGTGTACCAAATGGACTTTCTTTTTTAGATTACACAAATTTTATAGAAATACTATCTGCTTCAGCTATAACTGAATTACATACAATTCACAAAGAAATTCATACAGATATTGTAGCAGAATTATCACAAAGTATATTTTCAAACGCACCATTTATAATATCGTTTGATTCTACAATTGAGGAAGCTGGTACTATTTATCCAACTGCAATAACTGATAGTTCTACAAAATTTATCTTACGTTTTGCGTATGATGAAGCATCCATTTTTGATTCCGAATATGCTAAAAGTGTATTAGGACCATTACAATTATTTACAGAAAATAATGATACTGCATCAATTGTAGAATATTCGTTTTCATCATCCGTACAAGGATTTGAATTTGATAATTTACCAAAAGATTTTAATACTACAAACATACCAGATGTGGCAGTTAAAGATACATCTGCAAATACAACACATCCAATATCATTTTATAAGATTGGTAAATCATCTGAAACAACGGATGATAGATGGAGTGAATTCACTGGTTCATTATCCGATGATAAATTAATTATTAAATTTTACGAAGATGCTTCGGAAACAAAAGTAACATCGGTTCGTTCATTTAATATTATTTATGGTAGTAATTTAGATTTAATAAACGTTGGAAATTATACAACAGAAGGATTATTTGTAAAACCAACATCAATTGAATACGATGATACACAAATAGCAAATGAGATTGATGTAAAACACTATTATGAATTAACAACAAATTATCCAAAATTTACAAATGTTTATAATTGGGGTGGTATATTCGAAGAAGAAGAAATTATTAAAGCAGATGGTACTACCATATTGATTGGAAGTGCATCAGTTGGAGATGAATTTAAATCTTATTTTATAAATGGAGCACCTGATACCGATGTGGTTTCTACTTTTATGGCGTGGTCACATGCTGGTTCAGAATTACCATCTGGTTCATATGCTACTAGTTCTGTTTTAATCAATAAAATAGAACAACCCCTTTTATACAATCTGGCATTTCATTTAACTATGGAAGATGGTTCTGAATTTAGAGCATCTGGTGGAGTTCATTTGTTAGTACATGATATTGATTTAAATTGTATTCGTTATGAATCAATAGCAAAATTAGATGAAACTAAACATCAGTTAATTAATTTAACAGGTGGATTAATCAATATTGATTCAATTGTAATAGAAATATTAGATGGTGATTATAAAACATATATTATTGATATGGAGACATCTGATACTTATTTCTTATCAAATGGAGAATTAAGTGTTAAGATTGTTACACATAACTGCTTCCCTGCTGGAACTAAAATTACTTTAGCAGATGGTACTCAAAAGAATATTGAAGATTTATTATTAACTGATAAAATCTTAACATATAACGAATTTACAGGTGAAAAAACAGAAGGTGTTATTGGGAATATCGTAAAGAAAAAAGAACATCTATTAATCAGACACAAAACTGATGATGGTAATGAAGTTAAATCTACTGCATTACATAAGTTCTATGTTAAAGGTAAAGGATGGATTGCTGCACAAGATATTACATTAAATGATATTCTAATTAATAGAAATGGCAATGAAACTATTGTAACTGAAAAGGAAACGATTGTTGGTGAGGTTGAGGTTTATCATATTTTAGATGTTAAAGATAATCACACATATTATGCTGAAAACTTATTAGTTCATAACTTTAAATATAGTGGTGGTTCTTGCTTTGTTGCTGGAACTAAGGTAGTTATGGGAGATGGTTCTCAAAAGAATATTGAAGATGTAGTAATTGGTGATGAGGTACTTTCATTTAATGAATCAACTTTACAAAATGAAGTTAAAAAAGTAATTGGTTTAAAAACTCCAATTCACAACGATTTAGTTAAATACGAATTTGCAAATCAAACTTCAATAGTATGTACGTTTGACCATCCATTCTATGTTGGTGATTTAGAATTGGCATCTTATACTCCATTCTTAACAAACAAACGTTACGAATTAGATAAAGAAGTTAAACAAATCAAAACTGGTGATATGGTTTACTTATCAAATGGTGTAAGTAGAACTGCTATTAAAGATATAATAGAGTTAGATGAGAAAGATACTCAAACTTATATCATAACAGTCGAAGATAATCACAATTTTTACGCTAACCAAATTTTAGTACATAATAAATAAGGATTTCACTATGGCACAAATATATAAAACATTTACTAAAAGTGATTTGGACAACAAACAAGTTGTAACAACTACACCAACTATAAATCAACAAGTTAATGTCATTTTAACTAATTTTATCCAATACATTAAGGATAAACATATGTAATTAAACTTACTTAAATGGTTATATTTTCTAAAGAAGAGTGTGAGTATATAAAGTCATTTTATTCATTATACGATGAAGTTGATGGTATGGATACTCACACTCTGAATGGCATTCAAATAAAATTCAGAAAAGGTAGTTCTGCCAAATTTGTAACAATTGATAATTCTGAACTAAAGAATTTTCTCTTACAAAAACTTACACCCTTAAAGGTAAAAAATATACCTACCATAAAAATTATGAAATATGGTAAAGGTGGTAGTTTGGCTAAACATCAAGATTTTTCCAAATACGGAGTTGATATAATTTACAAAACTTTATTAGTTCAATTATCAGAATCATCTGATTATATAGGAGGTGATTTAATTGTAGAAAATACTCCGCAATCTAGAGTAATCGGTTCAATAACGTCTATATCACCTACTGCGGAACATGAAGTAACTATGTTAGAAGATGGTGAACGATATTCATTAGTTCTGTTTTTACATGAAAGTGATTTTGATATTTCAAAAAATATAATTTAATGTTTAAAAAATATAATTTTGAATCAAGAGGAATAGGAATTATTTCATCTACATCAATTACATCCAATACCTTTATTGGTAATTACTTTACAAAATCAGAAACTATATCGACAGAAAGTAGACTCATTTACGAAGGATGGGTTGAAACTAACCCATTAGGTAGATATTTAAATCATAATAGAATTCCAAATTGTAATTTAGAATTAGATGGTGATGCTATTAAAATATATACTAATAGAGATATTAATCAATTTGAAGAATTAACTATAAATTATTTAGATATTATCAAAATAATAGAATTACCGATGCGATTAATAAACAAATATGGAGTATTTGATTTTGATTATATTGAAGAAAAAGTAATTATAAAACAAAATTTAATATGAAACTAATTTATAGTTACTCCACTAAAATGGGTAATTACGATGATAATGATTGGATATTACTTTTATACAAAGGTGCAATTACTCGTTCAAAACAATTGGGATATACTATTAAATTATATGGTTGTGATTTTACTTATCAAAAATTGAAGGATGTAGTAGATGAATATGTAGATATTACAAATGAAGAGTTTGTTCTTACTGATGATTTAAAATTATACATACATTCAAAAGAAGACTTAGATTGTGTTACAATCGATGGTGATATAATATTAGAATCTAAATTAAATTTGCCAACTAATTGTGATATGATATATGAAATAAAGGGAGTGGTTAAATCTAAAACACAAACTAAATTTCAAAGATATTTAAATATTTTTAAAGATTATGATATTACATCTAATATAGATTATTTTAACTATAATACACTATACGCATGTAGTGTTGGTATTCTTAAATTCAATAATAAAGAAACAAAGGAATTATTTATATCCACTTATTATAAATTTAGAAAATACTTTATAGATAATATTAAATCAGATAATCGTCTATTTAAAAAAGATGACCCTGCAATAATTGTATGTGAATATATGTTTGCATGTTTGTTAGAAGGCACCGAATATGTTGGTAAAGAATGTAATAATATAAATGATTATACTCATTATATGTCATTAACTAAATTTACACCTACCGCATGGAAACATGTTGATTCTATCTTAAATCCTACAACTAAATTGTTATAATGAATTTAATATATACATTTGATAAAACTGTAAATACAGATTCACATAAAATAGATGTATTAAAATCGTATTATACGAATAGCATTAATTCTGCTAAACTATTAGGATATAAAACTGAATTATATTCTAATTGTGATTGGTTTGATGATTTAGTAGATATTAAACATATAATAACCGATGAATTTGTTTTTTGGGATGCATTCAAAACTATACCACTAAATAGAAATGATGATTATATATTAGTAGATGGTGATGTTATATTTCATAATAGATTACCAAAGTTAGATGATTCAGTAGATGTATATTTTGATGGATGGGAGAGTTGGTTAAGTATTTATGATGATTGTGTAAATGAATTAGATGGGTTAGGTATATCGGATATAATACCTGAATGGAAAGTCGAAAAACAAAGAGTTATGAACATAGGAACTCTTAAAATTAATAATAAAGAATTAAAAGAATTATATTTAGACAGATGGTTTAAATTATATGAATTTTGTAAAGTTAGAAAAGATACTTTAAAAACATTTGATTTATGTTGTACCATAACATCTCAATATCTTTTAACGTTATTATCAAATCAATATAATATTCATAATTTTTCGGATAGATTACGAGTACCAAATAGTTATTATACACATTATGTAGGTAAAGAGAAATATAATTTACCGATTCCGAAAATCAATAAAACGCTGATATAGTTATGATAAATTTAAAAGTAGCAACAAAGGTAGAAGTTAAAGAATCACCGATACATGGAATGGGTGTATTTGCTATTGAAGAAATCAAAGCAGGTGAAGTGATTGAGGAATGTCATTTAATAACACTTCCATTTAAACCAGGCGAACAATCATTTTTTCTATATGATTATAAATTCAATTATCCGGCAGAAGGTAAGTTAGAAGAATATGTTTTACCATTAGGTAATGGGTGTATATATAATCATTCTGATACTAATAATGCATATTGGAGAAACCACCCACAACATAAGGCATTTCAGTTTGTTGCTATCAAAGATATAAAAGTAGGTGAAGAAATTTGTACTTATTATGGTGATGCTAATTATTGGAAATTAGTAGAAACATTTAAAACTAAAAATATCAAATTATCTATAATATGAAAATATATGTACACCACTATTATAGTAAAATACTTTTTTATAAATTAGCACATAATAGTAATAATAAATTTATTGAAGTTGATTTAAATACCAATATTGGTTCTGCATATTGTAATTATAATGGTGTAGATATTGAATTTTATTTTAATCCAGAAATAAATGATAATACTGATGGGTTACATTTATTAGATTTTTTTTCAGCATTACTACAAAGATATACAGATTCTACCTATATGGAATTGAATATTGGTGATGTACAAGATACACCAATAGTTAGTAAATTTGTAGAACTATTAGAAAATAAAAAAAATTGGATAATTACATTATTTAGAACTGAGCGTATTTTAACAAAAAGTGATTTAGATACTACCATACACATAGATGAGTTAGAATCACAAATACAATTGTTAAAAAATCACAAAATAATATCTGATAATTTATTTATAAATGATAATATTAGATATAGATTTCCAAACATTTATTTTGCATTTACAAATACAATATGGCAATGGAATGAAATAATTGGAATACGATGGTATTATGAATACAAACAAATATTTGAGAAATTAAATTTTGATTATGATTTAATGTATTCAGTTCGTAATCATAAAAAATATAGATGTGATATATTAAAAGGTTTGGCTAAACTAAATAATAAAAAATTATTATTACAAAGAACCAATTCAGCACCGGTAAGTAAATTTTATAACACATATGAAAATGAATTATCAGAAATAGATAATATTCATTTTAATTCAATTAATGGTACTACCGATTTTGAAAATATAACTTTAATACAATATCAAAGTGGATTGACTTGGGATTTATGGTTTAGAATGCTATCAAAAGCCAAAATTCAAATATTAGATGAAAGTTGGGCTCATTCTAAAGATGAATTTCAAAATCAATATTTTTCTGAAAAAACATTAGGATTAGTTCTTGCAAATATACCATTTGTATCTACTCATTCATATCCATTAGAAATGTTACAAAAAGTATTAAACATTTCAGAACATCCGTTTTATAATGAAGCAAAATTATATAAAGGTAATGTAGATTTATTTGTATCGTTTATTGATTCCTTTTTAAAAAATTTTGATGAGAACTATAAAAAAATAAAGGAATGGACAAATGAATGTCATATTGCGTTTGTTAAAAAAATAGAATCGGAAAATACTATGTTAGATATGTTATTAGATGATTTTAAAACAGAAAATGATAAAATTAATTCAAATAAAAAGTTTTTGTAATGAAATTATATAACGATACTGAATTAAAATTTTTAAATTCATTTTGGGAAAATGTAGATTATCGAAAGTTTGATGATAGAAGTTATGAATTTGCTGTTATGATGAATAACGAGATGGATATAACTACTAAATTATTAGATTGGTTTGAAAATGAAAGTGGTGAAAAACTTATACATAAGAAATATAGTTTAATAATACACAAATATAATGTTGGTGATTATTTCGATAAACACATAGATTCGGTTGAACGTAATTATAAAAATAGAGCATATGTTGTTGGGTTTCATATAAACGATGAATATGATGGTGGTGATTATATATTATATAACCCAAACGAAATCATAGATAAAGGACCAGGCGTACCTTACTGTTTTAAATCAAATAGATTGCATGAAATAACAAAAATAACAAATGGTATTAGAAAAAGTGCATTGATTTTTATCAATCACGAAGATTTAGTAAAAAAGAATTTATTATGATAAATTTTGAATTAAATATTTCAGATTATAACCAAATTGAAGAACTTAGTATATTAAGATATAATGAAGTATTATCCGATGATATTAAAAAACTAATATATTTTTTTAATGAAGAATATAAATGGGATGGTATGTTTATATTTGATGATGTTCAAACTAGAATAAATAATGGTCATCATTTGTTTATTTTATATTATGGTAATAACGCAATTGGTTATGTGTTTTATGAACCAAAAGAGAATAACGAATTTTATTTATATAATTTGTATGTTACAAATTGTTACAAAAGACCAAATTATTCAGCACAATGGTTTGTAAATAAAACTATTGGAATGTTGCCAATACCTATTTCAAAAATATCATGTATATGTGAAGATTGGCACGTTGCAGCTCATAATGTATTTACTACAAATGGGTTTGAAACAAAAAAAAAAGAGTCACCAAATTGATGACTCTTTACAAAAAATGAGAGATTAAAAAAAACTACTTTACTTTTACTGAAATTTTCTTTTGTTTTGCTTCTGCTTTCTTTGGAATAGTAATCAATAAAATACCATTCTCTACTTCTGCAGATGTTTGTGTAATATCGTAATTAGATGAAATACGAATGTTGTGCTCTAATGTTGAAACCAAATTATTTTGGATTGAACCTTCGGAGTATAAACTTTCTGCCTTAATTTTTAATAAGTTTCCATCAACATCAATTGAAATATTTTCTTTTGGATGTCCTACCACCTGAAACGCTAATTCGTATGAATCATCATTCTGTTTAGTATATCCAACCGCAGTATCTCGTAATGTTGTTGATGTTTTCCAAGTAGGTAAATCCTTCTCAAATAAATCTAATAAGTGTCCTAAATTTGCTGTGTACATAATCTTTTCTTTTTTAGTTAAACAATACATCATATATTACAAATCTCATACCATCAGATACTATATGACATATTGTCAGTATTTTAAAAATCTATTTGACAACTTGTCAGTTAGAATGGTTGGGAATCTTCCCATTGCTTATTTTCTTGTCTACAAGACATATGGTCAGCCCAATGTAGAATGTACGGAAGGTCGGTTTTTAACCTCATTTCGGGGCGGAAACTAATAAAGTAAGGTTTAGTACCTTCGTTGTATAATCCATCTGCTAACATAATCCCAATCATCTCCTTTTCGGTATATTTGATTCCATATTGATTCAATAACCACAACGCCCTATGTGTTACATCCATATAATGATTCTCACCATTTATCTTAAACATAGAACCCTGATTCTTCTTATGCCAATCGGATTCTTCCTCAATATAATGTGGTTTACCTTTTGTACCCAATTTACCTAAATCGTGATGGAATGCTGCAAAGAATAATTCCTCATCGGTAAAATCAACTTTGATTCCACCTTCTTCATAAATCTTCTTCATTTTGTACGCATTACGGGCAACGTTCATCACATGGTCTAAATAACCACCGGTATATGCCGAATGGTAATGTTCTTTACCACTCGCAGGTGCTAGAACTAATTCAGTTCCCAATTCTTCTTCGGAATACATGAATTTTAATTTTTCCAATCGTTCACCACTAAATACTTTACTCAATGCCTCTATGAATTTATCATAATTCTTTTGTAGGTCTTCTGCTGTGTAACTTTTCATAATTTATATTTTAATCATTTATTTCCATTCCTGTCAGAGCTCGGTAAAGAATTTCTAATTGTTCTTCACTTTCACAAAATCCTAATCCTAAAAAATCCTCAATCTCAATAACATAACTACCTTCTGGTAATCCAATTTCTTTCCACTCATCATTCATAGATGAAATTAAAATTGGTGCATCATCAGATGGATTATCTTTGGGTAAAGGTAATATCCAATAATATCCACTCGGCCCTTCTGATTCATCTTCTTGTATCCTTTCCCAGCCTTGTCTTTCAAACGTTTCTTCGGTAATTAAACTCTCCGGAAACGCAATTGGTGTCATTTTTTGCTTACTCACTCTAATACTATGTTTATTTGTTTTTTTACTTTATATTCTAAAATTGTACAAGTTATTCGCATCGTATCACCTTTCATTTTGTAGATTGGTGCAATGACCGTATTTATTTCCCCGTTTGTGCCGGCATATGAAGATGTATTTATAGTTGGTACTAACTCATCCTTCCAAGTAGTAATAGGGGGTAAATTAACGTAATTACGTGAACCATCGAGGGGATTGATATATAGTTTGGTTACGTTTGATATTGTATCACCTTTTAATAACCACCAAAATAAATTATTTTCCCATTCTACCTTTATTGGTTCAACTGAATTTTTAACATTACCAGTAATTCGATGTATTGTTTGTGTAGATGTTGAAATAAGTTGTAAATGATAATATCCGTTTTTATCTATTGGTAATCTACCATCCAATTCTAATGTTGGTGTTGGTTTGGTGGATGGGTTAGATAGCTGTGTAGTTTGTTGGGTTGGCCCCCATTGCGGTTCTCCAATATCCTCTTTACTACAAGCCGTAAATAGTAAACAGCCGAATACTAACCATTTAATTCTCATAACAATTTGTTTAAGATTGCTTTCCAATTCGGATACTCATTCCAAGTTTCGGTTTCATATGCCCAACCAAATCGTAACAACTCACCTCTAAACTCACCCGCTCCGTTTTTCAATCTATCATCGATTAAGTAATCACCACCTAAAAGGTCTTTTCGGTGAGTAACAATCATTTTCTTGTGGAATAAATCACCAAAGTATTCTTCAATCCAATAACGTTTATCAGAAGCAGAATCGGGATTTCCCCACGGGGCTGCGGTAGCGATGAATAATTCGTACTTACCACTTTCTGCCAATTTCTTAACTGCCTCAATTGCCCCTTCGTATGGAGGAGGATTTCGGAATATACCAGGAATATGGTCAGGACATTTCTTATACTTTTCAATTAAATGTGGATGACGTTCGAACCATCTATCAAACTCTGCTTTCAAATCCACTAACACACCGTCCATATCGATGTAAACTATCTTTTTCTTTTCACTCATTATCTTTTTGTTTTATTATCTCTCAATCTTATACAGCTAATATACAACCTTTTTTTGTATTTTCCAAATGTTTTTCAATATATTTTTTAATATAATACATAATTTATTGATTATCAATAGAATATGGTTTTTACCCATTTTCCACCTATTTTCTTATATCCATTCCATTTAGAATCATGATAGTTCTCTGCAACCAACTCTACAATCCCATCCTTATCCATATCATCTACTTTAAATGATGACCATCCGTATTTATCGGATTGACCAATTACACCCCCACCATCGATGGAATCATCAAAAAATGAAAGGTCTAATGAGTATCCAGAGGATGTTTTTATGTAGGTGAATATCTTTGTTTGAATTTGAGATTTATCACCCCGCAATTCCACAATATCTAAAACCCCATCTCCATTCACATCCAAAAACTCAATATCCACACAAAATGGAAATTGTGAATTTTTAGGGAATTGGGTTGTAGTTGCTCCTATTAAAGTTTGGTTATTGTAAATAATCATAGTGTTTCCATATTCATCATTTCCACCTACAATAATATCATCTTTACCATCACCATCCATATCCAATATTTCATATACTAAAATAGCTTGGGTGTATTTATTTAGTTCTACATTTGATTTTGTAAAATTTCCAGTACCATCTCCATACCAAACAAACGTAGCAGTTATAACATCTACGTTTCCATCATTATTCAAATCACCACATGCTCCATTATGAAACCAATATTTGTTTGGATTTGGAATTGTTAATAGATTAAATGTTTTTTGTGAAGTAGAAAGTAATACATTAAAATTTCCACTATAATTACCTTGTATACGTTCATCCACCCCCAATAATATAAAATCTGGTTTACCATCTTTATTTATTTCGGTTTTTAAAATTTTATGTGCTGAGAGTCCAAATGTAGATGTATTTATATATGTAGTATCTGAAATGAATTGGGTATCATCTCCTTTATTTATATACCATACAATTCCATTATTAATTTTAGAAACTAAAATATCTTCCTTCCCATCTCCATTTACATCAGAATATGCATGACCACCATTGTATTCCATTCGTTCGTAATTATTTAAATTTGTTCTACTAGGATTATCTATTGTAGAGTAATTCCACGTAAAAGCAATGCCAGATATTTGATTACGATATGATTCCGAAAATATGGGTTTTAAAACAGGTGGGATTGGTTGTGGTGATGGTATATCTTCCTTAGAACAACTAGCAAGTAGTAGTAAAATAGGTAAGTAAAGCCAACTCTTTTTCTTTTTCAAATTTTTTAACATTTATTTTAAGATTTAATTTTTCAGCAATTTCCCAACCTCGATTCCAAGCATCTAATTCATTTAAGAATTGACCCATCATAAATTCCTTTGGATGTTCATCCGAATCAATATTTTTATATGCGTTTGAACCGATATTGGTTACCGGTTGTAATACGTGTCCACATTCATGTAGTAACGCAAACAATCCGTTTTCATTCAAATCATAATTGTGATGAATGAAAATTTGTCGGTTGAAGTGTCCCATAAAACAAGTAGAATTAGAAAGTGAAACCTCAATGCCTTTTAGGTCATTGATATAATCAACTACTTTCTGAAACTTAATTGGAAACTTACGATTTTTGAATTTATATTTACCCATAGTGTGTTCTTATTACAAAGCTAACATACGAAATTATTTTCATATATCCTAATATTTTTTAATAAAATTTTATTCCGTGTCTTTCTTCGAATTTTTCAATAACTAATTCAGCAGATTTTTTATATCCTTTACTATCCAACATTTTATATGCTAATCTATCTGCCTCGATTTCATCATTTGGATTATGTTCTTTCGAATGACCTAATTGGTAATGTGCAACTTCATGTGCTTCAATAAACTTATGAACGACTTTTCCTAATTTACGTTCGCCATCTATTACGATTAAATTAAATGCGGGGATGATAAATCCAAACCCATATTCATCAAACATAGGTTTGATTACATTATAACGGAAATCATCCTTTCCCATAATTGCAACTTCTAACGCAGAATTGAATTCACTTTTGAATTGTTTTGTTTTCATATAAATAATTTATAATCGGTTTCACGTTCGTAGGCAATCGTTTCATATGGGTGATTACTATAATCATACCCCATTTTATAATATCGAGTCATCCAACTCGGTGATTGCAAATAATGTTGATATTCGTGGATTAGGGTTCTAACCAAATCTTCGGTATTTTTTATATTTTTCCAATATATTATCAATTCATTATTTAGGGAACAATACTCACCAATCAAATCTTTATCATCTGCATCGGAATATGGTGAATCTTCAATTACCAACCAGGGGCTTTCCATTTGGAATTTAGATTCTCCATAATGGGTTATTATCTTATCAAAGTATTGGTTAATTAGGCGGGATATATCTCTCTTATTCATATATGCTAATATACGAACATTTATTGGATTTTCCAAATAAAAAGGGTAGTTTTTCACTACCCTTTGATTATCAATCACTTATGTTTTTTTTCTATTGTTTCGTTGAATTCGGTGTATGCATCTAATAAGGCATCTACCACAGGATGTCTATGATTGGTAAGTAAGGTTTGAGAATCCATATCCTTAATTTTCCTTGCTGCTGATAAAAGGAATTTGAACCCAGAATCTTCTCTATATTTCAAATCCACTTGTTGTGTATCACCACAAATTACCATTTTACTACGAATACCCAAACGAGATGTAATCATTTCCATTTGAGTGTTAGTGCAGTTTTGTGCTTCATCAACAATAATAAATGAATCTAAAAAGGTTCTACCTCTCATAAACGCAAGAGGAACAATTTCAACTTGTCCACTTTCTAAAATCTTATCGATTTTTTCCTTATTATATAATTGGTAAAAATTAGAATATACCGGTTGCATCCACGGCTCCATTTTCTCTCTCAAATCTCCTGGTAGGAAACCAATTTCTTCTTTACTAACTGTGGGGCGAGTAATTATGATTTTATTGATTTTCTTTTTGAATAACATATCAAGAGCAACCTGACATGCTAAAAGTGTTTTACCACTACCTGCTTTACCACTTAGGATAGTAATTGCATTATTGAGAATCTTTTCTTTCGCCTCTTTTTGTTCTTCGTTTAATTGTAACTGAAACTTAATTGGAGCCTTTGGTCTATTTGTTATTTCGTCTTTAATCTGGTCTGTCAATTGTTTGTGTTTTGTAGATTGATTCTCTGCCATAAAATTGGAACTTGTTTAAATTAACTTTTTGGTTTCTCTTTTCTTCCTCGTGGGTTTCTTATAGTTAAGTATGTCTTCTTTATATTTTACAATTTTACCACACATCTCATATTCCTCTTTTTCTTTGAACCATTCTAAACAATGGTCTAAGGCTTCGATGTATTCTTCTTTTGGAACTAATGATATTGCCGATGCATTTGGATGAACTAAGATAGCAACTTCATCCCATCCTTTTAATCCGGCGTTGTGGATGTTTTGCGATACTTGATTCATTACATCGAATCCTCGAGTTTCTAAAAACTTTTGAACTCTTTTATCATTAGTTGGTTCTAAATATTTTCGCCAATCGATTGTTGTAAAGGTTCTTCTTTTCATAAGTATTCATATTGGGTTAATATTAACGATAATTATATTCACCATTTCGGAAACGAATTACATCACTACCACCACTTATATCTTCTGGATAATATTGGTTATATTTTGAATTATAATACACCGGTTGCTGTGGTGGTATATTTTTAGGGTTAGGTTCTTCGACCGGGAGTGGTGTTGGTTCTGCTTTAATCGGTAAACTCTTTTCAGATGGTTTCGTTTTTTTAATAACATCCGGTATTAAAGTATCACTTGTTGTCTCATCTGCGAAAACTTTATCTTCTAATGTTTGTTTTAAATACTTATCCCAACCTACTCCAAAATCTCCAGTTGGATTATGTTTACTAACCCAACTACCGATTCCATCAATTGGATATTTTGGGTCATCAATTTTATTACCAACATTTGTACTTCGGAATTGGTCGGTGAATACACTCAGCCATTGAATATGTAATAGCATATCTTCAATAGTTGAAATGGTTTTGGTTACTTCAACTTCTGCATATTTTTCACCTATTGCTAATTTATTCTTTCTATGGTGGTTCTTTAAATCACCATAATCAATTGGAATAACAGCAACTGTGAATTTATTAAAATAAGGATTTTTTTCTTTTTTGGCTTCTTCTAACAATTTTTTAAAAGGAGCAGATGTCCATTCTTCAACAAAGCCTTCTTTTTCATCATAAAACTGAACGATAAATGAAAAATCAACATAAGGATATGTTACGGGGTCTAAGGTTTGTATTTTATCAATAGGATATGTAAATAGGTCTATATATGCATTATCTCTATCATTCCCATATCTACGTGTGTATTCACCCTTATCTTCATAATAAGATGATACATCAGTATTTGATACTGCAGGATATGAGTTTCGTAAACTACTTAAACGTTTATAATTCATACCTATAAATATCAACCAATAAAATTATGTGGTTTCTGGAAGAGGTTCAATATCCTCAATAGTTCTACAAAATAAATAAGAAGATGTATGATTACTTTTAAACGCAACATCACATTCCAACCATTCCTTTATAGCGTTCACATCCTTAACGGATTCAAATCGATATTCTGCAATCACCTGATACAATTTATCATTTATACGTTGTATTGGGTAATTAAAACTACTATACCTCATCGTTACGATTGTATTCTTTTATGGCACCTAAAATAAGAACACCAACCATAATACCACCAAATACTTCTAATATAGAACTATGATTGTAGGGATTTTTATAACTATCATAGACATAAACACAAAGTGTAACTACTACAATAGGTAATATACCTTTCATGTACTCATTTAAGTGATTCATAAATAATTAATTAAATTGGTGGGCCAGATAGGAATCGAACCTATTACCTACTGATTATGAGTCAGTTGCTCTAACCGAATGAGCTACAAGCCCTTAATCGTTTATATTAACGATAAAGTTGAATATCGTATGTTTCAACGATAAATAAGGTGCCGGTGGTAGGATTGGATACCTACACGATGTCCATTTCGGATACACCCCCTTACTAGTATTACAGGACGTCTAATAGTTTTATTCGAATTCAAACTATTCTTTCCGCCACACCGGCATATGTGGAGATGATAGGAATCGAACCTACGACCCTCTGCGTGCAAGGCAGATGCTCTAGCCAACTGAGCTACATCCCCAATATTGTACCTGAAGAGGGACTTGAACCCACACGCCCATTACTGGACAACAGATTTTAAGTCTGTCTTGTCTACCATTCCAACATTCAGGCAAATTTTATTTTACTTTATAAACTTTCACTTTTGAAAGTTTTGTTTGTTTGTCTTTTGGGTTGATTAAAATATCAATACGTTTTTTGTATCTCTTATTCATCACATCCCTTACCACATATTCACCATTGTACTTACCGGCATTTCTCAAACGAACTCTCTGGCCGAACTTTAACTTACGTTTTAAATCCCTACTTACTGCAATGATTCTATGTTTCTTAGGATTACGTTTACTAATCTTAAATCCACTTGCTGTAATGTTTGGTGTAGAATCGGTTTCTTCTGCTGTTGCTTTGTATGTTGTGACAGTTACTATTCCTAATTCTTCTAAATTACTTTCTTCTATTTCTACAT